TCAAAATAGCGCATACAAAGATACTTAAGATATCTTAACTCAAAATAACCATGAGTCATGACCTCGTGCATCTGTGCTGCCCATCTATGATCGTTTAATAAGCACTGGAAGATTTTCTCTTGAAAATCTTTACCGTACTGTGAAAAATAAGATTCTGTATGCATAATTCTCGCGTTCAATTTTTACCTCGTTAGAGACTGTAGTGATAGATATAGCCCGTCTATATTTAAGGAATTAATTCCTAATTTCATAATATATCTTAACATGCCTAGCTTATCTTTTACACCCTTTTCATTCTCAAAAATTGTATTAATTTTATTGATATGATCCAAACTTAAATTATTTGTATCTAGTCTAACTAGTCGCCAATTTCTCCTAATCAAGGTTTCGCTACATACTAATCTTTCTGTTAGTTTTGTATTCTTTAAAGATTGAATATCTTTTGCTTTCTTAAAGAATTCATCTAACGTTATTTCTTGTGACGACGTTGTCTCTGGTACTAACTTTGCGATTGTTTTATATGATAGTCCACGTACGCCAGGAATGTTATCAGATTGATCTCCTGAGATGCTTTTTACTAGACAAAAATTTTCAGCTGATATTCTGTAGCGTTCCTTAACAGTATTCTTATTAACAAATGCCTTAAGCGTCGGTGAGTATATAAGTGTACTATTATTTAACAGTTGATAGTAGTCATGATCTGATGATACAATAACTTTTCTTTGATCTTTAAAAGTATAACGGCACATATAACCTATTGCATCATCTGCTTCACAACCTTCAACATACAACTGTCTTATTGGTGTGTATCTTAAAGCTTTAACTATAACGCTTACTTGATTTGTTTTATTTGACAGTGTATCAGGTATGTCATCGTAATAACGATTAAGACGCTTAGGTTTTTTGTTCTTTTTATATTCTCTAAAAATATGACGCTTCTTAGTTGAACCTTGCCCTTCCCAAATAACATATATTTCAGAAGGACCTATTTTTTCACATAAGTATCTAATACCATTTATGAAGCCAACTATACCGCCTACCTGATCGCCATTTTTTGACATTGCAGGATGAGCAGCATAGTGTCTCATAAATAAGTTTAGACCGTCAATTATCATAATCGGCCGATCACTCATAGTCTTCTCCTACTCGAACATATCTTCGTCTAATTCTGCTGCCAAAGATTTTATTTCTTCATATGATTCTGTGTCAATATCTATGCTTTCAGGATCTTTCATTACTTTAACCATTGCTTTTTCTAAAAGACCATCTATATAAGGTCCGTACTCTTTATCATTTATGAGTTCGTCAAAGCCAGCTTTTCTAAATTTTTTCTCTATGAAAACCTCACCTGTTCTAGTATCAGTAACATTAAAAGTTTTCCACTGTCCTGCGCCGGCGACTTCAGCTATATAGTGTTCTAAGACGGTATCTTCACCGTGTTTTCTTAAAACGTCAAATACTTCTTCATGCTCTTTTATACCTTTACCAAAATGTATTTGAAAGTTTATTGTTCTAAAGGGTGGTGAAACTTTGTTCTTTACAGTTTTTGCGGAAACATGAATTCCCACAACGTCATCGCCGTCTTTGATTTGTTGTCCTGCTCCCAATTTGACTCGTATAGATGAGTGAAAAGGGATTGCCTTACCCCCGGGTGTAGTAGTAGGATCTCCATACATGACTCCAATTTTAGTTCTTATTTGGTTAAGGATAACAAAGAGACTATTGGTTTGTCCTATTACACCTGTAATTTTTCTCATCCCTTTTGATATGGCTCGGGCTTGCAAACCAATAGTCTCTTTGTCGTAGTCGCCAAGCAATTCTGCTTTAGGGGATGAAGCGGCTACTGAGTCCCAGATTATAGTCAGTGGAACATCTTTGTTTAATGCTTTTGCTTTTAAAATCGTAGATTCAGCAATAGATAATACTTCTTCAGTACAATGTGTATCTACATAGACAAATCTTTTGCTTACATCAACCCCTAACATGTGTAAGTTTTCTACTGATGTTGCGTTTTCAGTATCTATATAAACAACAATCCCGCCCATCTGTTGAGTGCTTCTTGCTATCTGTGTTGCTATGTGTGATTTACCTATCGAAGGAGGCCCAAATATCTCTACGATACGACCTTCAGGAAAGCCACCATCTTTTCTATTTGCACATATATAATCAAACTGTTTAGACCCAGTACTAATCCAGCGTTTAACATGAGTCGGTGACTCATCCTCTGCCAGATTATAAGCTACACGTGAACCGTGATCCTTGTTAAGCGACTTAATTAAGTCTGATGTGAAGTCTGATGTGAAGTCATCCTGTTTGGATGCTTCTTCTTTTTTAGATTTTCGTTTTGCCATATTATCCCCTTGTATAAGAAAATAATAACAAAAATAATTAAGATTTACATGCTAAATTTTAAAAAGCACCTAGTGTGTAATCAGATGAACCAAAATCAGCACCGCCATCTTCTAATTCTGATCTACGTGCATCCATTTGTTCTGTTGATGCCGTTTCAAGTGTACTAGTAAGTGTTGACATCGATCCTAAAACTGCTTGTCCAATTTTCTTAAATGCTTTGTCACTTAATCCGTCTAAGAAACCTTTTAAAACTTCAGGTGCAACCTTAGGATCTGTTAGCGCTTTTTTGGTAGCTTTTTCAATTGCTATCTTACTAGCTGCTTCTGCACCTTTCTTTTTAGCAATTAATTCTGCTATCTCTGCGTTAACCTTAGTTAAACTCTTTGATAGACTCTGTTGATAGTTTTTATAGGACTTACTATTTTTCATAAATTCTAAAAAGTTACTATAAGTTTTAGCACCTTTACCACCCTGTTCAATGGAAATTCTAGTTATTTTGCCGTCAGGTTTTATAATTTTAAATCCACCAGGTTGTGGTAACATTTTTGTACCTTTTGGATATCCTCTTACTCTTAAAAATTCTTTTTGTAATCCTTTAACTTGACCGGTTAATCTCTCAAAAGTCTCTACTGCGGTTTTTCTAGAAACTGTCATTATATCAAATATCTCATCACTAGATTTACCTAATTTAGACAAATCATCAAGTGCACTTGAGCCTCTATACGCTATGGTTTCTGCTTTCCCTAATGTAGATTTAGCTAACGCAGCACTTCGCTTTGATTGACTTAATCCTGATTTGACTTTTCTTAAATTTTTAAGTCGACTTGCGTCTGCAGGTGAAAAGACATCCAATTTAGCGCCTAAGTCCATAGTAATATCAACAACATCATCAGTGGCTCCAGATGCTGCTTTTTCAGTTAACTTAGCAAAATCATCAACAACAGCTGCGCCATCATCAATTGTCTTTATGCCGTCATCAACACTAAAGCCTAATCTTTTAAAAACAGGATCAAGTCTTGTTGCACCGGATTTAATAAAGTCTCTTAGCTTATTAAGATACTTTGAGACAGTTTTTACAACAGGACTTAACTTACCTATTTCAGCTGATTTAGCACTTAATTTTGTTGTGATATCTGTTATAAACTTAGAACCTTTTACAGAAGCTTTACCTGCTTTAAAAAAACTTGAGATTGATCCTCTAATTTTTCCAAAAAGATTAAATATAGGACCGAAGATCTTCTGAATAACTTTAACAACTGCTTTCCCAGCTGCACCTACTGCTGTTCCTAAAGCTGGAATTGCTTGCGGTGCAGTAAATCCTGCTGACATTAAGTCCATAAAATATTCAAAATTTCTTCCTTTAGAAAAGTTATCATATGCTCTATAAAGATAATAAAAAACACCACCTCCTGCTATGGCTTGACCTATACCAGGAATCATTGATCCAAGACCTATACCAACGTCAGCAGCTAAACTAGCCCAAGACTCATTAATTACATTCTGGCTTAGCGAACGAAGATCTTCATGAAGAATATTCTCTCTTCTGTAATTAGGACATACATCCTCAAGCAAAAACCCATACATCCTATCGAACTGTTCTATTTTTATCGATTCTATAATCAACTCATCTCTAAATTCATGAAATATATCTTGATTCTCATGAATCCATAATATCATTTCTTGATCGATTATATCTATATTTTCTTGTTGCAACATTCTGCCTCCTAGCAATAATTAGGCGCTAAAAAGAGAAAAGTCCACACAATGTGTGGACTTAATAAAATCTACATAAAAGAGATTATTTAATCTTCCATTAAGTCAGCAAATGCATCATCAATATCAGAATATGCTTTGGTCTCCTTGTTTTCATTTTTAGCACTACTAGATGATCTCTCTGTTCCAGTATCTTCTTGATCATCACCGTTTAACCAATTATTGATTATCCCACTTAATTCTTCATAAGACTTGCAAGAAAACATTTCTGTCGGATTTGGAATACTGTCCATCCACTCTTTAGTCTTTTTAGAATTTTTAGATAAAGGTGTTGATCTAGGTCTAGGACGAACTTCTGTCATAGCATATTGCTGTCCAGGACGCTTATTACAACTAACTTTGATATCAAAACCTTCTTCAGGATCTGTTATATCTCCGTAATCTTCATCTAACATATAGTTAAGTAATGTTTGATAAACTGTCTTTCCAAATGACCAAATTTGAACGCCTTTTTCTTCTTCACCTCTAACAATAACTGCTGCATAACAACGCATTGAAGGGTAAAGTTTCTTAGCTAGCTCATAACTCTCTTTAGCTCCATCTTCTCTAAGCTTAGTGATTAGTTCCTGTATTGGATCTTTGTCACCAAATTGATAGGGCGCTAACAAACCGCGCTGATTTGGAATATTGTAATAAAACCACAATTCTTTAAAAGGTTGACCGTCATTATCAGGAAAAGAAATTAAGCGAACTGTATGTTCTTCCCCTTCTGTTGGTCTCCACATTGTGTTTCTATTTCTATTATTTCCGCTCAACTTATTAAGCTTAGCTCTAATTGCATCAAAATCTATTGGCATATATTCTCCTTAATGTTAAATTTTAATTTGTAACTTACAAAATAGTTATTGCTTATTACAAGATTAATAATACATCATAAAGAGAGTATTTACAAAATTAATTTCTATATTTTCTGTATATATCGCGTGAATTCATTTTATCGCTTCTTTCTTTGTCACTAGGCACTTTGCCTTTTGCATTTGTTCCAAGCGGTGTTACAGGACCTCCGCCTAATGCAGCGACTCCGGATATTTCATCAATATCCTCTTCGTCTTCTTTTTCTAAACTGATATCTTTAATTATCTCTTCTTTTTCAGATTCTGTAAGAGGCATTTTCATAATACGTGCAAAGAATTCCATAAGATCTTCTTCTTCTAGCATGTTTTGATCTTCTTTATAATCAATCTCTTCAACTTCTTCAATCTCTTCTTCCAGCGTCGATACTAAACCTAATCTTTGACTAAACTGACTATCAGCATTTCCTTGATAACCGCCAGTATGGTATCCTGTTGGATGTTTTGTGCTATATCTATTATCACTAGTTCCAGTCGAATTAACACCACCCAAACCTATTCTAGAACCTCCACCCATTTTCTCATTAATTTTTTTCTTTTTCATGACAGCCTCTCAATTTTTACTGGTAAATTCATATTAAGTATATCATCATATACGAAATAAGTATCCTCAATGTTTTTAAATTGATCAGGATGTACATCAATAATAATAGCATCATGTATTATTGCTATTAAATCAACGCCTCTTTGCTGATTACTAATGAAATTATTAAATCCTATCATAGCACTATCAACTGATGAAGACTGAATGTAATGATTAATTAATGCATTTTGACTATATACATTTCTTCCATAATAATTTGTTATTTTATTATTGGTTTGATACTCTTCATTTAGTCTATCGTAAAGATTACTAATATCAAACCAATCTTTAATTTTCTTAACTGATATATCATTTAATCCTGCTAGCTTTTTAACTGTACTAGACTTAGCACCATAAAGTGTAGATATCAGACCTAATTTTACATTTTTTCTATCATGTTTTCCTGAAAGAACGTTGTTACTTATGTAATTGTATATATCATCATATTCTTCATTTCTAATTATTTTACAAGCTATACGAGGTTCTAGAGAGACAATATCAATTTCATAAACTCTACCACCTTTATGTCTAGAATTAATTTTCTTCCTGTCAGCTTTTTTCATTACTAAAAAATTATAGCCTGA